ACACATTTGCTATCACCAAAGAAGTTCGGACTTTGTTACTCACTTTGGTAATGATGTATACCTTGCATGGAGACTAATGGAATATGTAGCTAAAGAGGTTGGAGTAAAACCAGGTTATTTGTATCACACCATAGACTCATTACATACTTATCAAAAAGACTGGGATAAGTTAGCCAGTTCTCTAAGAGTATTTGAGGATACTATCATATAATACATGCTTTATTTCTATTTTGTTTTGATGTCATTTTCGCAAAATGATTTAAAGTAACTCATATCAGGTTTAAGGAAGTAGGTCTGGGAAGATATACTTCCTTATTTTATTTAAAAAACTTCTAGTATGGAAACGAAATATAAGATTATAACCAATAAACAAGAGCTAAAGAAACTTATCCAATGCTGTAAGCAAACAGGTTATGCTTCTGTAGACTTCGAAACAAATGCAGAACCTCTTTATAACAAAAGCTTTAAACCTACCATACTATCAGTTACTTTTCAACCAGGTTTTGGATGTTCTATACCACTAGATCATTTTGAAACTAAAAAGTATACTTCTAAGGGATGGAACTGGAAAAAGATGCTTCGTAAATTTGGTGAAGAAGTAATTGAAAATCCAAATGTAGTTAAGGTTGCTTGGAATTATAAATTTGATGATCAGATATTTCAGAAGTATAATATCTATTATCGAGGAGTATGTTTGGATGGTATGCTTGCTAAATATCTCTTGAATGAAGAAAAACCCAATGACTTGAAGTCTATGGTAAGAAGGTATTTACCAGAATACGGAGATTATGAAAAGCAAGATAAATTCGATAAGATTCCATGGGATAAAAAAGAAATGGAACCTCTTTGCCACTATGGATGTCAAGATACTGATTATACTCTTAGATTAATGCTTTTCTTCGAAAAGAAGCTAATTGACTTGGGATTATATAATACTTACCGTAATTTAATCATGACTGCTTCTAGGGTATTAACTTCTGTAGAAAAGAATGGTTTATATGTAGATAGGGCATTCAACCAAGAATTGTTAGATTCCTACTTACCAAAGATAGAAGCAGCTAAGGAAGCAATATATAATTTGCCTAAAGTAAAGAAGTTTACTAAACTATATAATCAATCCAAGATTGAAAAATACATTGCTAAATTAGAGGAAGAGATAGAAAATTTAGACCCTAGAGTAGATAAGAGAAAGATACAATCTAGGGAACAAAAGATTGCTAATATACGAGCAGGAGTTTTTACTACGAAAAAGGAATTAGAGTTAATTAGACCTGTAAGTTTAGGTAGTTCAGTAGATTTACCTCAATTAATGTATTCAGAGGAAGGATTTAATTTTGAGGTAATCAAAAAGAATGATTCTGGTAAACCAAGTACTGATGAAGAAACTCTTACTAACTTAAGATTAACTGTCAAAAAACCTGATTCACCAAAGGCAGTATTCTTGGATAGTTTATTAGAGTTGAGAGGTTTAGAGAAAATGTATAAAACCTATATTGAAGGTTGGCATGAGAAAACCCAAGATGATGATAGATTACATGGAAGATTCCTTATTCATGGAACTACTTCAGGAAGGTTATCTTCAGCAGAACCAAATGCTCAACAAATACCTAAGACTTCAGTAGACCCAAATATAAAGAAGCAATTAGTTGCTCCAAAAGGAACTCTATATATTGCTAGTGACTTTAGTCAAGCAGAGTTAAGAATCATGGCTCACTTATCTGGAGATGAAACTTATCTGAATGCTTTTAACTCTGGTCAGGACCCTCACTTGGCAATTGCTGCTACCAAATATCATGTTCCTTATGAAGAAGCTTTAAAAATATATGAGGATGAAAATCACCCAGATCATAAGATATGGAAGGTAAGGAGAAAGCAAGCTAAACAGATTGCATTTGGACTTATTTATGGAATTGGTGCTAAATTACTAGCAGTAAAATTATCTGACCCAAAATCTGGTATCATAGTTACACCAGAAGAAGCACAAAAGGAAATGGATATATTCTTTGGTCAACATCCTAAGCTAAAAACCTTCTTAAAGAAACAAGAGAAATTCCTTAGAAAGAATGGCTACTTAGTTTCTTTATTTGGTAGAAAACGAAGATTACCCCAAATTTATTCTTCAGATAGAGGAGAAGAAGCTTATGCTTTACGATTAGCCTTGAATTTCCCTTGTCAATCTGCAGCTTCTGATATGTGCTTATTTGGTAGTATTTTAATATATTACCTAATGAGACAAGGTAAATTACCTTCTACAAAATCAGTATGCTTGGTTCATGATGCTAATTACCAAATCACTAAACCAGAAAATATAAATACCTGGAGTATTTATGAGATGTGGCAAATTTATCGAAATCCTTTAACTAAACCCTATTTTGGTTTTCAGATAGACGATGTCACTATGGACATGGACTTTGTCATAGGTAGATCGATGGCAGAAGAATTACCCTTTATCCCAGGTTATGATTATAGGAAAATGCTTGAACCCGATTTTTCAGTAGAAGAATACATGGAAGAGCATAAGAAATATAAACATATACCTATTTCAGAGTATAAGAAACGTTTTAACAAACAAATGAAACAATATGAAGAAGATTTTAAACGGACCCACGGTATGGAGAGCTAAATGCCCAGTATGTGATTGTGAATTTGAATATGATGTAAGTGAAACTATAAAGGTTTATGATAAAACTACTCTGGATGTTTTTAGGATAATATCATGCCCAGGTTGTAAAACCAATATAAAGCATTCAGATTCAGTATCTACCACTACAGAAACGAGAAGAGAGGATACTATGACAACATAACTAATTAAAATTTTAGATTATGGAAAATGACACATTAAAGAAAGAGGCTGACAAGGTAATCAATGTAACTTACATGTTATCTGGAGTATTAGAACAATCATTCCAAGAAATGGATGAAATTTTGGATAGATTACACAAAAGACTTCACCATGAAGACCGAAGGTTAATCAACTCTATCCGAAAACATATAAAATTTCTCAATTCAAACATAGAATCACTCAGAACTCATTCACTTTCTAAGATGGATGAAGAAACAGTAGAATGCTTTGATGATACTACTCTTAGATTTTATGTAATCTTCATGAAATTACTTGAAGTTGCTGGTATAGATTACCTTTGCGATTTACGATTATACTCTCTGTATAATCTGTTAGACAAATATCAATCCCTTACTAGTTATCTCAAATTAGATTCTAGGGCTAAGATTGCTTTCCTACAAGTTAAGAGAGATATCGAAAATGGTCAGTATTCTGCAGAAGATATGAAAAACGTTTTTAAGTTGAAAGATGAAAACCGAGATAAATAAACTTAAGGTAGTATTTGAGGGTAGAACCTTAGAAATAGATATTCAAAAGGAATTATCTATCAATGAGAACTTATTAAATTCTCAGCTAAAGGATTCTCCCTCTAGTTATTATATACTTGCTTCATTAAGAGATAAGTATATAAAACAAAGAGATGCTTTAGCAAGAGAAAAAGAGGAAGCATATTCTGCTGCATGGGTATTTATAAAAGATTCCAATGAGAGGTTCAATAATGATTACGTATCTCATAAAGCTAATATAAACCCCAAATATAAATCTATTTGCAAAAGGTATCTAAAGGCTGCAGCTAAAGCTAATAAATTTATAGCTATCTGTAAAGCTTATGAGAGTAGAGAGGGCATCTTAAGAACTCTTAATGCTAATATCCGTAAGTTACAGTAGGAACTATAAAAGATTACTAACTAAATTTTATAAATATGTATAATTTACAACTTATATCAACTCTAGTAGCTAAGAAGCTTGGTAATAGTATTCCAGGTTTACCCGTAGAAAATAAAATCTTGGTATATTCTCCCAAAGAGATTAATACCACTGCTTCTGGTATTATTATTCCGGATATGGTAAAGGAAGGAGTTCCTCGTAAGGGTGTTGTTATTAAATCTGGTGTAATCACAGAAGAATATCAAACTTACAAGGACCACGTGGAAATCGGTCGTATAATCGAATATGGATTGTATGCTGGTAAAGAACATCAATTCGATAAAAACTGTTTACCTCAGGAATTACAACCCTTTTATGAAAAGGGTCTGTTCACCGTATTAGCTTTAAATGAGATTTCATACTCAGAACCCAATAACTTAGATTGATATGATTAAAGATAAGGACAAAAAGAAAAAGAAATTATCTTATAGTGGCATGACTACTAAAGATAAGATGTTAGCCCGGAAAAAACAATTAGAATCCAAGGGTAATGGTAGTGGATTGGTATTCCCTAAAGAGGGAACCTTAAGAATGAGAATCAAATCCCCAGGTGATGATCAAGAATTGGGTATTGAATTGATTCAGTTCTATCTGAATAAAGATTTGGGAGGAGTTATTTCCCCGGCTACTTTTGATGAACCCTGCCCATTTATGGAAAAGTATCAGGAACTGAAAAACTCAAAAGACCCAGATGACCAGGAACTTGCAAAGATGCTGGTACCAAGAAGAAAATACGTAGTGGGTGGAATAGTATATTCAGATGAGAAAGGTACTAAGGTAGATTATGAAGGAAAAGATAAGGGAGTATTAATCCCAAGATCAGTATACCAGGATATTATCGACCTTTACTTGGATGAAGACGAAGCTGGAGATATGACAGACCCAAGAACTGGATACGATATAAAAATTATCCGTTCTGGTTCAGGTAAGAATGATACTACATATTCTGCTCGTGCATGTAAACCTACTAAACTAGATAAGAAATATTCTGGTAACGTAGATTTGGAATCTATCGTAAGATCTCAGATTAAAGATTACGATGAACTGGAGGAAACTTTGGCATCATTCTTAAAAGAAGGAAGAGATTCTGATGAAGAGGATGAAAAACCAAAGAAGAAAAAGAAAGGTATTCATAAAGATCACTACATGGATGATGGTGAACCTAAGAAGAAAAAGAGAAAGTATAAGTCAGATATTTGATAAATTGGTTTTATAAATGGTTGGTAGAGGAGGTAATTCAAGAAATTGGTTATCTCCTTTATTTATGTTAATACATTACAGTATGGCAAAAGGAAAAGTGGGTTTAAAAGTTCCCTCTAAAAACGAATTACTAAAGAAATATGGGTCATCAATAGTACTTGCTTCTGAAACAAAAGAAACAGGTCTATGGTTACCAAGTACTTTCTTTGCATTGAATTATACCTTTGGTGGAGGAATCCCATTTGGTAAAATCCTAGAAGTAGCAGGAGAAGAATCCTCTGGTAAATCACTTATAGCTTACAACTTTGCTTATTCATGCCAGCAATTGGGAGGTCATGTAATATGGGTAGATGCTGAACAATCTTGGATGAATTCATGGGCTCAAACTAATGGAGTTGATCCAGAAAGAGTTACAGTAGTAAATGATACTCGTATCGAAAATGTTGCTGATGCAGTAGCAGACTTAGCCTTATATTTCAGATCTCAGTTAACACACAATGAACCAATACTTCTGGTAATAGATTCAGTTGCTGCTATGGATTGTGCAGATAACATAGATTCTAAAATGACAGATGCTAAGGCAGAGATGGGAGGAAGAGCAAAAGCTCTTTATAAATACTTCCGTATCAGAAGCGAATTATTCTATCGATTGGGAGTTACACAGATTTACATTAATCAATTAAGAACTGCATTGAATGTTGGATTCGGAAAAGATAATACAACAACAACAGGAGGCGCAGCACTTAAGTTCTACGCTTCAATCAGAGCTGCTTTCTATTCAGGAAGATCTATCACTGTTAAGCAAAAGGGTAAAGAACGCAAAGCTGGGAAACTCGTCACGGTTCGACTTATTAAAAATAAAGTTGCTCCTCCAAGACCTACAATCAGCAAATGCCCAGTATACTTCAATCCTAAGTTCCATGAGGTTGGATTTGATAGATGCTTTGGATTAGAAGATGTATTGGTAGAAAATGATATAATCATTAAATCCTCTGGTGGAGTATATAAACTCAAGGATAAAACTCTTGCAAGAGGAGAAGAGAAATTTCAAAAGCTTTTGGAAGAAGATGATGATCTAAGAAGAAAGCTTTTAAGGAAAGCAGATATAAATACCATTGGTACTACTCGTAAGAAACTAGAAGCTCTTACAGAAAACTGTTATCCCATAGATGGAGTAGAATACGAATCCTATAATGAATCAGAAGACGAAGAGGAGGAAGACGATGAGTAAGAAAACAATATTACTAATAGATGGAGAGAATATACTTCATCAAAGTTTCCACAAATTCGAAAAGCTTAAGTCTACTGATGGAAAACCAAGTGGAGCAATATTCGGATTTTTTAGATCATTACATGGGTTCTTACATAGGTGGGACCCAGATGAGGTTATTATAACTTTTGATAATGGACACTCTCCTTATAGAGATGCTTTGTTACCAGATTATAAGGGACATAGGAAAAATATTTCAGTAGATTATGAATCTCTTCAATCTCAAAAACGTATTATTATGGGTATGCTTAAGCTCCTAAGAATTAAATATGTTTTTGATAAGCATAATTCTACTAAATATGAAGGAGATGATTTCTTAGCATACCTAGTTTTAAATAAAAAACCCACTGAGAAGGTAATCATAATATCATCCGATAAGGACTTTAATCAACTTATCGGTAAAGACGTAAAGATAAACAATCCAAGAAAAGATGAGATGATTCATCAGGGTAATTGTAAGGAACTATTCGGATATTCTCCTGAAGAAACAGTAGATTACCTTTCAATGGTGGGAGATACTTCGGATGATATTAAAGGTATACCAGGTATTGGTCCTGTAAAAGCTAGGAAAATATTGGACGAATATGGTACTTTGGATAAATTTCTAGAGCATCATCATCAAACTTCTCATGTAGAGATTGCAGAAAGGAATAAGAAGCTTATAGATTTAAGATTATTTCAAAAAGAAGTACCATTATCCAAGTTACCTATGAAAAAGTTTGCTAATAAGGAGATAAAATACAAGAAATTCAAAGAAGTCTGTATCGAATACTCTTTAGCATCCTTTATGACAAATGAATTTATGAAACCATTTAAAGATTTGTTATCATGAAAAGAATTATGTTTGTAGGGCCAAGTGGAATAGGAAAAACCACTTTGGCAAAGTTCATAGAAACCAAATATGGTATACCCTTTATATCTGGTAGTATGTCAGATTTAATGCCAGATACAAAAGAGATGCACCATGCTGAGTTTTTACACCAAGAATGTGGAGAACTAATAAACAAGGATTATCAATTGTTGAATCTGAGAAATAAGCTTTTCAAGGATAAAGAAACTTTTGTAACAGACCGTAGTTATGTAGATTTAGCAGCTTATTTCATATATAAACAATCTACTAATATCCCCGAATGTGAAGTAGATGCTTTCTTAGATATATGCAAAGATCTTACAGTTCAACAATGTGATTTATTAATATACCTTCCCTTGAGTATGTACAATATGAAAGAATGGCCAATGGAAGACAATAAGAAGAGAATCATAAATAGATATTATCAGGCTCAGATGTCAGATATAATGGGTAACCTGTTAACTCAGTGGAGTACTTTAAGTGTAATAGATATATTAGTAGTACCCCAATTAGATTTCTACGACAGAATACACATGATAATGTCAAGATTGGATTAATATGAAGAAACAAGTAATAGCAATAGTTTTCTCGGATTTACACCTAAATTTATGGGCTAAGTTCAATGAAGACAATAAAAGAACCCTGAATCATTTCAGGGTTTTGTCGATTATACAAGAGAAATGTAAAGAGTATGATTGCCCAGCACTATTCTGTGGAGATTTCTTCCATAAGCCAGAAACTATGGATCAAGATCTTATGGAATTGACCTATGAGAAATTTAAGGAATTAGAGTTAAGAGAAAACCAGGTAGAGATATTCTCTATATCAGGAAACCACGACTTAAAGAAAGTTAGCTTTATAGGTAATAAACCTTTTTCATGGGTTAAGTTCTTAGAACAATTTGGGATAGTGAACCTAGATTATGGTAAAAGATGTCTGGGTATGAATGCAGTAGTATACGGTATACCATACATAGATCACAATGTAGGTTTATCTGAATATCTGAAAAATATAAAGCTTGATAAGAATGTTGATAATATCCTTATGCTTCATACTGATTATCCTGGAGCAAAAGATACGGATGGCAGAGAAATTGATTCAGTAGAAAATCTAAATCTGAATGTACTGAATAGGTTTGATTTAATTATTTGTGGTCATATACACAAACCACAAAGATTATCAAAGAAGGTTTATATGATTGGTGCTCCTTTACAACAAAGAAGAACCGATAAAGATTGTAAACTGGGATATTGGAAACTTTATTCGGATTTATCTATGGAATTTATAGAACTGAAAGGATTCCCAAAATTCGTAGATGTTGAATCCGAAGATGAAATTAAGGATGATGGCAATTATTATACCATTTTACCCAAGAAAACTAGTATTCAAGTAAATATAAATCATAAGATTACTAAGCAAGTTTCTAAGAAAACTCTAGCAAAAAGGTATTTAAGGGAGAAAGGCATAAAGGATGATGCTAAGAAACAACTTTTAATTGATACTTTAAACAAAGCTGAATCATGTTGACATTTACAAGGTTAAATATACAGGGATTCTGTTCTATAGATTCCTTCAGTTTACAATTAAACCAAGATTGTACGGTTCTTATCAAAGCTCCTAATGGTTTTGGGAAATCAACTTTACTGAATGCCTTGGTATGGGCATTATATGGGAAAAATATAAAGGGAGTATCTGAGGTAAATACTTGGAAAGAATACCAACCTAAAGATTATAAGGGAACCATGGTAGAAGTATTTTTTCAGAAAAACCAAGATTCCTATAAGGTAATCAGATGTCAAAAATTCAAAGATTACCTAGAGGATGGTGCTAAGGGAAATGATAGACTCATAATCATTAAAAATACCGAGATTATTAATATCAAGGGTAAGAATGAATTACAGAATGCCATCAATAAAGAACTAGGATTATCCTATCTGTTATTCATGAACTCAATTATGTTCGGTCAGGGTATTAAGAGATTAATCCAAGAATCTAATTCGGATAAGAAAAAGCTTTTTGAGGAAGTATTCGATTTAGAATACCTAAATTTAGCAAAGGGTATAGCTAATCAAGATAAGGCAGCTATCTTAAATGAGATTAATCAATTAGAATCTGAATTCCTTTCACTAAAGAAAGAATTAGAGGCCAATAAAGAAGCTTACTTCGATTTGAGGTCAAGGGAGAAATCCTTTAAGAAGGATCTCAGAGAAAAATCTAGGAAATTAAAGGAGGAACGAAAAGACCTAACTGCGTTACTTATTGCAAAACAAAAACATATTTCAGATGAGGTAGATGTAGCAATAGAACAAAAGGTAAGAAATCAGACTAAAGCAGTACAAGAGATAAAGAATCGAATTAAGATAAACAAGGAAACTCTAAGTACTCCCTTAAATGAACTGGTGGATGAGTCCATAGAATTAATAAAGAATAAACAATATAAGAAAGCCTTGAAAATGCTTACTCCAATCAGTAAAGCATTTAAAGAAAGGGAGGAACTTCAAAGCTTATATGAAGAATCCGTAGAGAGATTAGATGAACTAGAATTTAACTGCAGTAAGTATAAGACTCTAGTTAAAGAATGTTCCGATATTGCTTCAGATTTGGCAGATATAGACCAGGAAATAAAAGACCTTAAGAATCAGAAACTAAAGGTAATGTCTACCAAATACAAAGAAAGGCTAAAAAAGATTCGTAAAGATTTAAGAAAGGTAGATGAAGATTACCATAACAGAGAATTAGAGTTAGAGAATTATAATTGGTTGATAAATGACCCTCTTGGTAATAATGGGATCAAGGCATATTTATTTGATTCTTCTCTTCATTTGTTAAATCGTACTCTTGCTAGTTATTCAGAAGTATTAGGTTTTAGAATTGAGTTTAACATTGATCTTAATTCAACTAGAAAGGATTTTGTTACTCTTATAGAAAGAGATAATCACATTATTGATTATGATGAACTGTCAGGAGGTGAAAAGACTTTGGTAAATCTATGTATGGCTTTCGCAATGCACGAATCTTTAACTGCAAGTAAGGGTATTAATCTGGCATTCTTAGATGAAGTATTTGAATCTCTAAGTTCTGATAACATAGAATTGGTAATAAACCTAATAAAACACATATTCAACGGTAAATCATTATTTTTAATAACACATCACGACTCATTACCTTTATCAAATACTAAGATCCTGCAAGTAGAGAAAATCAAGGGCCTTAGTTATTATAAACCACTATGATCCATAAACAATACAATGAAATTATGGCAAATAGTAAAAAGAAAGGTAATCGATTCGAATTGAAAATATCGAAATGGTTTACTCAATGGACTGGTTTTAAATTTGGGAGAACACCCTACTCTGGTGCAAATCATCAGAGTAGGGATTTGTCTTCAGATATTATGTGTCAGGATGAAAGACATGCCCACAGATGTAAAATCTCAGTAGAATGTAAAAACTACAAGGATATCAAATTTGAGCATGTATTACTTGGTAATAAATCCTGTGATATATTAAAATTCTGGGAACAAGCAAGTAAAGATGCTAAAAGGGCAAAGAAGGTACCAATCTTATGTATGAGATACAATTCAATGCCTGCAAATGAGTTTTTCTTTGTAGTAGATTATAAACTCGGTAGTATTATAGCTCAGTACATTACTAAGTCCATGTATATTCAAGTTCCCGGTAATACTCTTATGGTATTCATGGCTAGTGAGGTATTAAAAGTACCATACAAGATGATTCACAAACAAGCTAAGTTAATCGTAAAAAACTCATAATATGAAAAAACGTATCCCATACTCCTATGTAATCTTCTACCTAGAAAGAAAGTATTATCACCTTATCGAGAAAGAGTTAAAAGAAAAGGGATACGAAAATATCAAGGTTATTATCCCTACTCTGGATATACTTAAGAGAACCGTTAAAGGTAAGATGGTATTTGAATCTGTTCCTATACTTTTCAATTATGGCTTTATGAGAATGCCCACTGAAAACGCATTCTCAAGGCCATTTTTAAATAAACTAAAACGAAATATCTCAGGTATAAGAACCTTTCTTAAATCTACTGAAACAATGCACGAAAGAAAAAAGAAGGTACGCATAGATAATGCTGAAGACTTCGATGATTTTTCATTAGTTGCAACTTGTTCTAGAAAAGATGTAAGGAGATTCATAAGATTAGCAAAAGCAAATAAGAAATATTCTGTTGATGACCTTATGAATGTAAAACCGGGTGATTACATCGTTTTAAAAGGGTATCCCTATGAAGGTATAGATGCTACAGTATTAGACGTAAATTACTCTAATAGAACAGTAAAAGTACTAATTTATCCAGAACATGGTAAAATGGAAGTAACTCTTGATTTTGATAGTGTTCTTTACAGTGTATATCAGGATTCAGACCCAGATAAATTACATTGTAATAACTTTGACTATGACCCAAATTCTATTACTTCTGAAAAGATAGAAGAGAACATTAATAAAAGGAGGCGTTAATATGAATGAATACCAAAAGAAAGCATGGGACTGTTTGACTCCAACTGAGCAGCAGTCCCTTTTTCTTCAGTTATCAGAGAGTAAATCCTCTTGGGAAGCTGGAGAGATATTAAAATTATCTCATTATAAGTACCTAGAAATAAAAGAAAGGTCTGAAAAGTTCTTCCGATTATTTTCGGATTTCTTCGAAATACATGAGTCAATATTTAGACCAGATTGCCCATGTGAAAGAAACTTCCAGGATTATATCGAGGCTTGCATAGAAAAAAGGATGAAAAGAAAAGAGGCCCTACTAAATACTGGAGATGCCTCCCAATTAGTTCCTAAGGTAAATACTCGTAATCTAGAAAGAAATATAAGAAGACTACAAGGTTCAGATAATGAATGGGATAAACATTCTCTAGGTTTGATATTAGAATTCGATAGATGGAATAACTTTAGGATATTACCCAGGCAAGTACAGCAACCCTCTGCTTTCAAAAGAAGAGCCAATAAGAAAGAAAAGATTTATATCAACTACTTATTAGAGAAAGTACCAGAATGGGTTCATACTAAACTAAGAGAAAGGTTTAAGTATAAGGTAAAGCCTAGTATAAAGAAATGGTGGGTATGTTTAATATCTGAAGATTTATATACTGATGGATATTTATTACTTCCCGTAAGACCTACAGATGAGGTAATGAGGGAATTCAGTAAATTCTACATGTATATATTCGAGGATAAGGATGATGCAGATACATTTGGATTCATGGTATCTAAATTCAATGCCAAGACTACTACTGTAAAACTAGGTCAGAAGTTTTGGCCAGAATATAGATTATGTATCGAAAAGGCTTTGAATTACAATCAGGTAAATAACATGGATTTCAATGTGAAGCAATTGGATATGGCCTATAACACTCACATAAAACGAAAACCAAAGAAGAAACCTCAACCAGGAGCTGCTAGAGTGAAAGAAGACTCCTTCTATTGATCCTCAGCTAATATTAAAATAATAAGTAGAATATTTTTTTATATAATATATAAGTATTATATTTGCATCAGAAAATTAATTAGACAAAATTTTAATATAGACAATATGAAGAATACCAACTTAGACATCCGCTTTAACAAAGCAAATAATATCCTCAACCAATTCAGTGATAGCTGGGAGGATGATAAATTGAACCTATTACCTAATTTCCCAAAAATTAAGGATATGGTATCAAACCACATTACTCAAGAGAATTACTTATGGTTAATCACTTATGATTTACCTAATGATCTCTTCGATAAGATTGATAACATGGGATTAATTCCCTATGAGTATGTAACTCATGAAGAATTAACTCAAACCTATTACAATCAAAGATTCTAAAACTATGGCAAAAAAGAAAAAAGATAAACCAGCTCCATCAAAGGAAAAACAAAATTTCCTAGGAGCTGCAGGTAGAAACATGAAATACAAGGATCTCAAAAGAAAGGCGGTAATCCTTGGTATGCCTTTTCCTGATGCTTGTGCTGCAGGAGTATTTGATTTAATCAAGTATATCAGTAACTCAACCAACAAACCAGATAAATCCTTAATTGACCAGTATGATGAATGGGCAGATAAACAATTGGAAGCAATTGGTTATGATAAAACTGACCCAATCCGTAATTCAAGATTAAGATTAGGATTCTTAGGAGAAGAGGGAGAAGATGGTATTCGAAAATTAAAAAGAGTACCAGGTATAAAGAAACCCAAAGAAAAGAAACCTCCAAGAGAAAGAGATTCTTTTAATCTAATCAAGGGTACTAAGAAATCCTACTGTTATGAATTAACCGAAAAGGGATTTGACCAAGAGAGAGTAGTAAGGAGAATGAAAAAGAAATTCCCTGATGCTAATGAGAAATCCATTCAACTCTGGTACAGGGCTGCAAAAAGGAAATTAAATGGTAAAACTAGCAAGGGATAATCGGAAAATATACCCAGACTTAATATATGTATGGACTTGGAGGCCTGATGAATATTGGGGATGGACCAAATATCAATATGCAACAGAAAGTAAATACCGAACCGAGAAGTTGTTATATAAAAAACATATATGTGGTTTAGGATTCTTTTCAAGATACCATGCTAGAAGAACCATAACTCTTTTATTAGGAGTAGATGCCAATTTATACATTCATACTATCAAAGGTAAGAATCTTATAAAACAAGGCATAACTGATTTACCCAAGAAAGGTCATCAATCGATATTCTTTAAGGGTAAGCCAACTAAAATACGAAGATTTATCTTTCCTGCTGAAGCAAGAATGGATAAACATAGGAGAAGGCATTTTGTAGTAAGAATGAATAAAATTTATAAGAAACATGGAAGAAGGGCATTCAACAGGGCATACCAAATTGCATTATACGGGTATAGGGATGAATTCTCACCTGAATATCGAAAGCAAAAGAGATTACAGGTCCATTCTGCTATCCTACAGGAGATACAACAAGCTGAGTCAAGGGGAAAAGAACCAATTCAACCTTGATTGCTTGAATCATCCTCCTAGGATTTGGCAAATAGCCCTGTTCCTTACCAAGGTATATCATATTAAGTTTAATCGTATCTTATTCAAAAAGGCCTACGATTTCTTAGATGACTTTGGAGAAGCTTCTCTGAAATTTCAGAATCAGGTTATTATCCCAGATAAATATCTCATAAGAGAATTACAATGGGAACTATGGAAACCTCTATCTGATTATAAAATAAGGAATAAGTATGCTTACTTCATGACCAATAGGAAACTAGATTCAGAAATTTGGGTCTACCCAATAAGATTTTCTGATAACTATGAAATTTCGAAAAAAGGGAAATATCAATCATACACAGAAATGATGGGTAAATTGGGTTTTCCAGGTTTAACTAAAATATCATATAGCGATGAACACTAAATTAGAACAACATGGACCATATAATCCATTTGAGGGCAAATCCTTTAAGATTATGACCTATAATCAAGTGGACCAAGTTATAAACTCTGAAGTAGTTGAAATAACTTCACAGGAACAGTTTAATACCGTTCTAGAAAACATAAAACAATTTAATAATGCACATGAATCTTTGGGACCCTTCCTAAAGAAGTATAAAAAGCTTATAACTGAGTGATTAACTATATTCATTAACAAACCATTAAAATTAAACAATTATGGCTAAGAAAAAAGAAACTAAGAAAGTTGAACTTAAAGAAGTATCTAGAGTAGAAATCAATGGTAACATCATTATTACTTACGAAGATGGCTCTGTAAAAATTATCCCGGCTCCTATTATGTTGACTGCTGACCAGGCATCTGAAATCTTCGGTTCAGAAGAAGATGAAGACGAAGAAGAGGAGGAAGAATCCGAAGATGACGAAGATGAAGATGATTCTGAAGAGGAAGAAGATGAAGATGATTCTGAAGAGGAAGAAGATGAGGACGAGGATGATTCCGATGAAGATGAAGAAGACGAGGAGGAAGAAGAGGAAGAACTGACTGGAGAAGCTCTTGCTGAAATGGACTTCGAAGAATTGGAAGATGTTTGCGATGACAAAGACCTTGATACTGATCCAGACGACTTCGATGAAGAAGACATTGAGAAACTTCGTAAGGCAATTGCCAAAGAATTAGGTATCAAATTGCCGGCTAAGAAGGAAGCTAAGGGTAAAGGTAAAAAGGGTAAAAAATAATCCATTTACCTAGCATAAAGGGTAGGAATCATCTCCTACCCTAAAAATTAACTACTATTAGGTTATGTAGAAGTCACAACTTATTTATAACACAACTTTTAAAAACTTATTAAGATTATGGCAAAGAAAAAAGAAGACACCAAGAAAAAGGGTGCTAAGGAAAAAGATCCTGAAAAAGAAGCTAAACGCAAAGCTCGTATGGAAGCTATCAAAAACCGTCCTGCAGGTCAAAGACCGAACGGTAAACAAATCGATGTTATCAAGATTTCTGATAATTCAGAAGTTCAGAATTTCGGTTATGCAATCAAAACCAAGAAAGGTGCTCAGGGAGTATTGGTAACTTCAGTATTGGTAGTAGATGGTACTCCAGTAAACACATCGGTTGCTTTTGTTCCCGGAGAATTGGCAATTAAGTCAAAGAAAGGACATGGTATTATCACTACTCCGAAGTCAAAGAAAGAAAAAGACACTGACGAGGAAGTAGATGAAGAAGAAACTTCTGAAGAAAACGAAGATTAAACTCCATAACGATTATACATTATATCAATTATCCAAAGCCCATTGCCCATAAAGGTGATGGGCTTTTTTATTTTCATAACCTATGGTAACCAAAGAAGAGATAAGAAAGAATATACAAATCATTGCACTTAATAATCTGATAGAAGATTATACTTCATTTCTAGAAGTATGCAAAAATCCCTCAGAAAGGGAATTAACAGAAAACATAATATCAGAAGCTAAGGAAATGATTTCAGAATATCAATCCCAAATAAAGAGGCCACAATGGAAAAAAGATCCTTCTCATCCTTAATTTCACAGATTGCCGAAATATACAAGGATATCAAATACTATAAATACCAAGCCCATATATCCTTGCAGCAAAGTAAGATGGGTGAATATAGGAAACACCAAGCCCATATTATGTATCAGAAAAGAAAACTTTATTCTTTATCACAAAGAGTAAAAGATATTCTTAACAATCCAGTTCTAGAAGTGAAATATATATGGGGAAATGAAACTAAAACCAGTATTTTCTCAGGATTAACCCAAAGAGAGACATCTGATTATCTTCATACTTGTGCAATGGTAAAAGGAATTGAATTAAAAATCCTAGAAATCAAGGAAATCCCTACCTTTAATTCGGATTCAATTCTATAGGTAAATATAAACTCATAAATTAATAAGGATATGACAAAGAAAGTAAAACCTGCTAAAAAAGCAAAGAAACCGGCTGATAAGACTCCGGAAATCACAAAAGCTGCAAAGGCTTTGGAAAACTACCTGAAAGAAAATAACCTGGATCCTGCAAAGGATTGGTCAAATGACAAAACTCATGGTAAGGCAGTAAAAGAACTTATGGCAAAACTTAACAAGGAAAGAGATAAAGTTGCTGCCCAATATCCTGAGAAAGACACTGATAATCAGAAGAAGCTGGTAAAAATGAAAAAGGCTTCTGAAGATGAAAAGAAAGCTAAGAAGGAAGCTAAAGCAAAAGAGAAAAAGGAAAAAGCTAGTTCAGGTAGAACAGCAACTAAATACGATTATCCTTTGGTAGACGGAAGAGAAATGACTTCCGAAGAAAAGAAGAAATATCGTATGGCTCAGAGAAAATTGGCTGCAGGTAAGACTCCAAAAGAATCTAAGCCGAAGGAAGAACCTAAGAAGGAATCCAAAAAGGATAAGCCTTCTAAGAAAGATAAAAAGGCCAAAGATTCTAAGAAGAAAAAGGCCAAAGACGAGGATTAATTTCCATTCTTATATTTGTTTTGTTAGTTATTAGTAGTTTTGGGCCTGGCAATAATTTTTGTCCAGGCCCTTTTTATCTCTAAAGTTATGAAAGAAGAAAAAGAAATATTCAAACCCAAACTGCGTATCACTACACTTTCAGAAAATGGTAATCCTTTATCTGATAGATTAGTAGATGCTTGCACTGAGATGTATGCCGGTCCAAAGGTACAACATAAAGGTCCCATAAGAATAGAAGTAACCCTTGTTAATCAACAAGATATTTCTCAATTCAAAGAATACTTGGATAAATTATCTGGTAACTTACCAATCAAAGAATCTGCAGGTAGAGGAAGACCCTCTAATACTCAAGCTAAAGAATTGGAATCCCCAAGAGAAGATATCCTTGCTGATGTAGAAAAGATGGTAAATGAAGGCAAAAGCCAACAGGATATTATTAAGTATCTTAGAGATCTTGGATTTGTATTCATCCTTACAGAGGATTTCCTTTATCATTTCCCGGAATTTAAATTCGATAAGAAAGATGTGGGAGAACCCACCAACAATGGCCAATATCTCGATTCTTATTCATGGATGGCAAGATGTATAAAGAGAGCAAAAGATCCTAAGACAGATAAATTTGACCCTATGATTCTATTTGGGTTCAGTATTCTGCAAGGTCCCTCAAAGAAGATCGTTCCCTATCTGTATAAGGAAAGGAAGAAACCCTTTAGGGCTCAGACTGGTAAAAATACTATCTCATTCTCTCAGGCAGAATTTACTAAGTTACCTAAGTATATGTTAGAGGCAGAACGAATTAAATTCTCTACAGAACAAAGGCAATTGCTTATGACTCCGGATAAGAAACCCTCTAAGTTCTTCTTAAGATGGGCATCAGATGCCATATTCCCCGATTCAATCAAGGAAAATATGGCTGAGATCTTGAAGAGATAATCCACTACCTACCTCAGCAATATTTGCATATTATATATAAAATTTATATATTTGTATAACGAAATAAATAATAAGAAAAAATGGATGCAGAAACCAAGACGGTTATTAAGAACATTGCCCAAATCCAAGTTGAGGCACTAACTCATATCTCTAAAAATTTAGAGGATACCGATCATTACCTTCTTAAAAAACTTCTTCAGATTGAAGAAGGAGAAATAAGAGGAGTATTAGATAATATGATAAAACTCTATTCAGATATGATAGAATATCCTCAACTTATAAAAACTCTTACAGAGTATCAATTATACATCTGCTCTCATATCCTATGGAAAATGGAAGAAGAATGGATAACAGATAATTCTCAAGGAGTTTTGGGAGCATGGGCAATCATTCAAAAATATACCAACGTATTACATCCGGAGTTAACACTTTTAAAACTTTAAATTATGGACAGAGAAGAATATCTTGAATCAGTTACCATGAATACTGGTATTAAAATGAATCCAGTAGAATCTTCTAATATAGAAGGTATTGGGTATGACAACAAAAACAAACACTTATGGGTTGCTTTTAAGGGCAACAAAGTTTACCGGTATGATTTAGTTCCCAGAAAAACTTTCGAAGAACTAATGAATGCCGAATCTAAAGGGAGATATCTTAATTCTCATATCAAAGGACAATATGAAGCTACAGGATATGAACTCAAAAACTAAACATATTATTTTTCCGTTTTCCATTCTGGGAGTTACTCTTTTGGGATTCACTATTGCCAACACCAATAGTACCAGGAGGGTAACTCCTCCTTATGTAAAGGAGAGTAGAGAAGATTCTATTAGAAATGTAAAACGGTATGAGGAAAGCAAAAGAAGAGATTCTATATTCTTTGCTAAAGTAGATTCTATAAAGAAACTAAAGGATTCTCTTAGTAATCGGAGATTATACCAATATGCTTTCCTAGTAAGAGTTACTCCAGATAATATAATATTTACCGCAAGGAAATCTGGTTATCAACAAGTAACTTTAGATGCTCATTATACTAAACCCAGAGTATATTACCAAGTATTCACTTCCGATAAACCTTTATCACCGGAGGAAGCTTCTGCTTATGCCGAGAAATATGAACATGATCCCAGTAAGGTAACTATATTAACCGTAGAACAGTATAATCAGAGATATGGTAAATCATCATCTATTTCAGAATATGATATCTTTACTGAAGGCCTAGATTCCTACTATGATGATCCTGAAAACCTAGATGAGAACCCAGATGAAATCTTTGATTTCCTACTCGACTAGGGATCCTCAGCTATTGATAAAATAAAGTAGAATTATTTTTCTATTTAAAATATTGTTCTTATATTTGCATAGAGAAAATAATTAATAACATTTTAAATTAGTCAATTATGAAAAAAGTAAATTTGAACAAGGTAACCGAGTTAATTAACAACCAAGTATCTAACTCATTGAAGGAAGTTAAGGCTTCTAAAACACAAAAGCCAAAAGAAACTAAAGAATCTAAGGCTAAGGAAGAACCCAAAGCAAAATTGGTAAAAACTACTACCAAGAAAGCTTCTACTAAAAAGGAAGAAGTTGTCAAGGAAGTTGCCAAACAACAGAAACCTAATATCATCGAACAAGTAATCTCCAATCGGGAAGTGAAATACATTTACCCAGATGATGTTACTGATACTCTTTCAAGAAAGAAATGGAGACAACAAACCCGTAATGAACTTCGTAAATTGGAAAGGGAAATGCTCCGAATCCAAGATCATAACTCTAAAGAATACAAGTCTGCCCAAAATAAATATATTACCTTCCAGAAAAAAGTACTGAAGGTAGATGAAGCAGTATAATTAATCCTTTGTTAACCCGGGACTGGGAACACATTAGTTTGCTATTTTCAAATTCCCAGTCCCATATTTATTTTGGTTATGGACTATCGAATATTCTCCGATAAGGAGATGGAAAAACAGGAAAAGGACATGGTAGAACTTCACAAGAGATGTGTAAAGAATTACCTTGTTCAAAGATCTCTCAAACACGGAAAGATTAAAAAATTCTTTATCGTATATGATTATTATCTAGGCACTGAGAATATAAGAAATTACTTTTTCAGGCCTATAGATATGTTCGTAAGATTCTTATTGTTGGGTAAACTTGAAGAAATAGAAGATTATGTCAAAGCTGATTCTAGAAAGAAGAAAAGAAAACATAAGAGAAATAAAAGTATGGTATCTTCAGAGTCAAAAACTATACGAAGAAAAAATGGTAGAGATAAATAAGACCAGCAAGGTTTTATTCTCTGGGCCAGTATCTTCTATGGTTGCTTGTTGGAGAAATGCTTTACTCTTGGTAAGAAGATCTTATAGGATATCGAAAGAATCTAGAATTTCTTTAAGAAACCTTCAACATAATACTAGGGATATTAATGCAATAAATGACTTAGAATTAGGTCAAGGTGTTAAATTTATAATCATTGAATTATGTTTCGAGAAATAGTAAAAGATGTATATATCGGTAAATCACAACTGGGGATCTGGGTAAATGGGAAAAGGGTCCCCAAAGAAACTCTGGTAAAGGATATTGCCTTGCCAACCCTACTGGGAAATAAATTGCCAGATTATGGTACCATAGGAAATTTTACCCAGTGGGAATTCGAAGTTAACCCAGGAGGCAATCACAAATTATTTATCACAGGTATACCCAAGAAAACTTATGACTTGGATTTATACCGATTAAAAGGAAGATTATGGTCATCCTATTACGAGGATGATAAAAGGGGATACTTATTTCAGGTATTACCCTATGATGTTAAACACTTAGAAACAGAGATATAATATAATGGAAACAAAAGATTACGTAAAGATATTTAGACTAGATCAAGAGAACTTCCAATTTAATAGAGGAGAGTTTATGAATAAAATGGGAGAAGATTTACTAGAAGTATGCCAAAGGCAACAAAAGATAAACCCAGCAACTGGTCACATATATTATTCAGATTTTAAAAAGGTAGTAAAACACTTCGAGGATAAATTTAATGAAATCAGTCGGCAAAGTATAAGACCTTTATCCCAGAATTTATGGAAGGCATTCTTTGCAACTCAGGTAGTGCCCCTAAGAAAACTTTGGTACCCAGAAACACAAAAAAGGATAGAGGAAATGAAAAATAACTCTAGTGAACAAGACAAAAAATCCTCGAGAGGTAAAAAAGGCAATTATGGCAAAGGAAATCGTTGACCTTCATGGCAATATTTTTAAGGTAATTAAAGGTTGGGAATTTTATAACAAGGTTCCCAACCTTGAAGGAAATTATACCTGGATATTTACTAGGGATAGGATTACCGATACTCAATTCATTTTGGCTTTAAATGAAGAACTCAATATAGCAGTTGGTTATTGGTATTCTAATATTTATCAACTATACGTAGCTTATCCTCTTAAAAGGATTAGATACGATGAATCTAAGGATATAAGAAAAGAATATTTGTATAATGGCAAAAGACAACATAAAAAGATTTCCTAGACCTATGGGAACTACTGCAATGGCAGCAGAATACCAAAAGAGTCAGAATCTTGAAGATTTACAAAAGGTATACAACTACATTATCAATCACTGGTTGATGGGTAATGGTATGCTATGTGGGATTATGTATGATATTAATACCTTCTCAACAAAGACAGGTATAGATATCAATTACATACGAGTATTTATGAGAGATAGATTATTGCAATCTAAGCTCTGGGATAAAGAAAGACAGGAAGAAATGCTACAGGCTTTATTGGGAGAACAAGTAGCATGGGCTTTAGAGGATAGAATGGAAATCTCCCATCAGGTAAATATCCTAAGAGAATCTCAGGGAGGGCATTACACTCCATTCATATCGGCTGAATTGAATAAAGCTCTTAAGATGAAACTAGATTCTTCTACTTCATTACAGTCTATCATACGTACATTTATGGGTGGAGGAACTACCAATATCTTTAATCAATTTGGAGATACCCAGAATAATCAATTAAATCAGAACCAAGGCATATCAATAGATGAAGCTAGAAAGATTATCCTAGAATCTCAAAAGATAATGGACAAGCCACAGGAAGCCAAATTATTGGCAGATCACTATGATTTATCTTCTTTACCCGAGGTAGTTGCTACTAAGCAAGAGGGAATTGATACTACCAAAGAGGGCCTTACTTTGAATACTGCAGAGATGAGGCAAATTACTGATGATTATAAGGGAGCTATGGAACTCTCTTCAAGAGAACACCATGAATTAAGAAGAGAGATAGAGGCTAACATAGATCCCGAGGATCCAGACCCAGAAATGGATATCTATTTAGATGAGGAGCAATATGAAGAAAAAGAGCCTACCTCAATAGCTGAACAATTCCTCAACAGGTAATCGAGGTTTATTGCATAATTAATTTATTATTCTTAAATTTGCATCAAAATAAATAATAAGATTATGGATAAAACCACATTAAAACAGCTTAAACCAGGTACACTATTCAGATTAAAAGACTCTGAATCCAGTCCAGTATGGGTAAGAGATCATTATGATAGGTCTTCTAAAACTTATGCTTGCCATAAATACGAAGACTACAATCATGAAGCTTTCTTCAAAGGAACCAGAACAGTATTCATTAATTTTACATATTAGACATTATGAACATCAAAAACCTATTCAACAGATTTCGTAAACGGGAACCAGAGTTAAGTTATTCCCTGAATCTAATCTACCTAGAAGATACTAAGGTAGTATTCAACCAGAATATACAATGTGCTAAAGACCTAGAGAATTACCTATCTGCCTATATGAGACTATTTGGCATGTATTCAGATAAGCCTTATGTACTAATCTATCAGGAATACAAAAACAGATATTTGGTATATGACAAAGAACCTTACCTACTATACTACAAGGTACCACTTATAGTTAACCTCAGTAGAAAGCTATCAGGTAAATCAGACATGGTAATAACCAAAGAAAAATACCAAGCTGCTAAGGATTTAGTTCCAGCCCATGAAGTATCTGATAGATTCAAGATACCAGAATATATTACTGGAGTCTTTACAGATATCTGGTATAAATGCCAAGGATATATGGATACGGACCATGTCAGTTTAGAGGAGATACTAGAGCTGATGCAGCATAATTGGTTAAAGGAATTCGAATTGCTGGTATTCAAGAGGAATTACGATACAGATATGTTATTCCTTAATCATTCTCTTACCTATATTTTGGACCAGACAGAAGAAGAGGGCCGAAGAATATGTATTCAAAACATTATCGAACGTAACATAAATCAAGAAAATCAAGATGAAAACGAAACAGTTTAACGTAAGTCAGTCTAGAATATATCCAGATATCAGGGATAAATATCTGGATTATATGGGAGAACGATATAATATGTTCATTTCGGATGATACTCTAAAGAATGATCTTAGAGAAATCCTTCGGAAGGGTACTAATAAAACTATCCATTTCAATATCCTAGAAAAGAACTCAGATCTCTTGGTATTTGAAACCTCTGAATACAGTAAGCTATTAGAGTTCACTAACCATTATCTCTGGATATTCAGGCTAGTAAACGATAAATGGAATTTAATCCGATACAAAGTATAAATTCGAAAGGCAGACTAACTATCTGCCTTTCTTAGCGTTTACACATATCCTCAGCTTAGTATTCCAGAATTTGCATATATAATTTAAAGTACTTATATTTGCATAAGAAAAATAATTAATAACATTTTAAAATTTTAGACTTATGAAAAATAATGAAACCTTCCAAACCACACAACATCTAGACAAGTTAGTTACTAACCTAGGTCTTCAAATCCAAGAATTATTTTCCTTAGACTTAGAAGAAATCCTAGATTACAGCAACAATCTAATGAATCTATTAGTTAATGCCTACGTTGAAAACCAATGCTTAGCATTATCTGCAATGATATCTAAACAGGACGGATTTGCAATATACTCTTTCTTATTTCAAACTCCCGATACTTCTAATGGTGCTGCAGATGCTATGGTAAACTTTGCCATGAACTTTACCGATGGAGAAGCTAATATCAAATCTATCAACAGAATATCTTCAAACATAATGCAAATCACATTTACAGTATGACACCCATAAGAAGACTTTTAAATATCGTACAATTTGATCTAGCCGAGAAACTAAACTTGGCTAGATTAAGATGGTACCATCTTAATCATCAGGACCAATACCTTCAATCAGTAATCTACGGTAATCCTAATAATTGTACCTTGTTCAGACTAAGGGGAGTACTTACTAATTTGCTTAGAGCTAACTTCTTAAGTTACTACATATTAGCAGATACTCCTGAATCTCTATCTATTTCAATACAAGGTAATGCTATCATTACATTTGTGATAACTAAAGACAATTACATAACTTTTACAATAACGAAATTATGAGCACAACTCCATACCCAGGTCCAGATGAAGTAATTATACCATCTCGTATATATTTCGATGAAGGTAAGAGAATAGATGTTAAAGTATGGCCTAAGACCATTCAATTAACAGGTCCCACTAAGGATTTAAACAAGGTATTCAAAACCCTTGAAGAATATGATGATTGGTGGCATCAGTTTAAGAAAAAGAATCCAGATGCTTTTCGTAAGGATGCGAAATATGTAAAATCCATAAATGGCCTTTTCCTTATTCAGAAAAGGCTCTATCAGATACCTAATAGAAGCCTCAGCTAAGTAATCGGGGATATTGCATATTTAAAAATAAAGTATTAAATTTGCATCAGAGAAAAGAAATATATTATTCATTTAAAATTTAGGCAGTCATGAACTTGAACAACATCACAACAGCACTCAAAACCGGTATCACAATTTACCAATATGAACAATGGCAAAATACTGGTTCAGTCAACCTAATGCAAAAGGAATCCCACATGCTTTCCAAGGTTTGGCTTAAGACAAATATCCATAACCCAGATTCTTTGGATAAACCCTTTATCCAACTCTCTGCTACTTTTACTTCAGAATTCGATATTCAAGAATACAACGAATGGTTAAGGGCCAACCAGTACAAATTATATCCATTGCTACTAGATATTCTCAAGATATCACTAAAGGATAATTTCTATAATTACTCCAATGCTTCTAATATTCATTACGAAGGAGGGAAATTCCCAAGTATGCTTACCATTCAATTATTTAACTTAGAATTCTAATGTCATGAAACTAACAATAACAACCCTAGTAATCGTAGAAGGCTCTTATATCCAAGGAATTTTCCATTCCTTGGAAGAGCATCCAGGTAAAGCTTACCAAGAACTGGTAGACCAAGCGGAAGAGATGATAACCCAATATACCTGTTATTACAATGCCATCAAGAGATGGGAATCCAATCACAAGGAAACAGAAATCCTTCATCAACTTGAGATATCAAACCTACTCGAACAATTAAAAAATAACTAAAACAATGAAAACAACAAATCCTTCATCAAGAATCACAATCAGTCAGAATGGTAATCAAGTATTATCCTGCAAAGTATACAAAGAGCCCAACTATATATTATCTATGTCCAACGAAGAAATATTAGAACTCATCTCTGGACTAGACTATATAGGTAACCTACCAACGGTACCAGACCTAGAGAAACCAATAGAAATCCAAGTCTCAACCACCCGACAAATACCCTTAGAACAAAACAAAGAAGTCCAAACCAAAATCAAAGAGATAATATACAATAACCTCTATGATACTCTAATAGATGAACTAAAGGGTACCATCTCTAGGTTCCAAGCCCAGTATAACATCCAAGAGATAAACCCATACCTACAGGATATACTTCAGAACCCAGAAGATCTAGTATCCCTCTCCCAACACCACAAAAGATAAATAAAAAGAATACCTAGAGCCTAGAAAACTCTAGGTATTTCTGTGTACACAAACC